TGTAATTTCAACATTGAATCTGTTGGCTCTTGCACCTTGGTCAAAGTGTGATAATAATTGATTTATTTCTGTCATGTAAATTTCCTTCTACTTTCTGAATACACTGTATTGGCATTCACTGTAAATTTTTGCATCGGCAACATTGCAACCAGTTCCCAATATTGAGAGGGGACTAAACTGAATTGACTTCTGATTTGACTGTAGAGATACTCTTTTAAACAAGGTCTAAAGTATTTCAATCGAGATACAGATTTTAACAAATCGTAAGTCATTCTAAACCTCGTAGATTCGTCCATGTTTGTGTTGTTTAAATACTCAAACATTTCGTTTAATAGAATCATTCTATAACGAGGTGCAATGTAATGTAAGTTAAGACCTATGAACCCTGTTGCATATTTTCTAATAGGAACCACTAAGGGAAACTTATCAAAATATGGTAGAGTGTCCTTATGTAATGCATCATAATAATACATATACATTTTACCTAACTCTAAAGTGGTGACTACTTCACCTTCTCTTAGTGCTTGGTCTTGTCTAATTCTAATGTCTCTTACATTATTTCTAAACCAATCAAGACTGTCTAGACTTCTCCTTTGCAATTCAGCGGGAGATTCATTATCAAGTTTTTCAAATAGACTAGTCATTGTCTATTATTTATGTTTTTAGAAAGTTTTTATCACTTTAAATTTGTCACATTCCCATATCTTTTCTTCAAAGGGTATGTTGAAGATTTGTTTAAAGTCTGTATATTCAAATATCTCATTGTTTTTCATATGAATGTTCAAACATTCTGTATTATCCATAGAGAAAGCCTCTTCAATCTTATTAGTTTCTGCAACACCAAATAGTCTAGGTTTTTTGAAGTTAAAGATTTCAGATTGAATACGTATTGCCATACCATAAAAATGTGGTCTATCCTCGTCCACATGCCATTCTAAGAGAGGTTTTTCTGTAAAACCACCTTTCAATGAACCATATTCAGGCATACCTTTTATATCAATCCATTGTGGTCTATCAACTTTGAATTTACTCTTCCATGTTTCATAATCAATTATTTCATGTTCGGGAAATACTTCGGTCTCTTCACAATCCCATAAGAAAATTTCTTGTTCTCTCATATCACCCAAGAGCATTGCATATTGTCTAATAGAGCCTGGGTGAAAGAAGATATCTCCAGTGGGTCTTACCACACCTTGGGGACAAGAATACCAACCCTCTTCTCTCCAAGTTTCTACAAGATATCTACATTTACTTGCATGAAAAAATGCATTGTCTCCAGTCCCTTCTAATCTTTTCATGTTCTCTTCATGAGAGTCAATCTTCCATGGTTCTAAGTCTGCATATTGACACAATCCCTTTCCATAAATGTTTAAATTCATAGCAATACTATTCCAATATTTCTTAGGTGCATCTAAGACATCTCCAAACGTCATTAGTTTAGGTTTAGATTTCAATCTGATTTCATTGAATATAGTTTCAATCTTATCGTAATCACTTTGTTTTTCTAAATGTATTAATGGGGTCATTGTGTATTTCTCCTAATTATTTCTTCAACTCGTTTTAAGTCTTCAGGTGTGTCTACCGAGTATCCCTCGTCTTCAACTTTTACCATTCTAACTTTATATCCATTCTCTATAAATCTAAACATTTCTACCGATTCACTTTTCTCTAAATCTCCAACTGGAAGTGTGGGGAAGATTTCTAAGAACTCTCTGTTAAATGCATAGAGACCTAATTGTTGTTTAACAATTGTCTCTTCCTTTTGCACGTATGGTATACTTAGTCGTGAATAATATAGTGCATTATCATATGTGTCCGTCACTACTTTGACTACATTGTTATCATGTCGTTTTTCAGAATAGAAATTAAGTTCAACATATGCATTAGATACACTACCCAGTGTATGAGACTCTACTAATTTATCAATAGCTTCAGGGTTAATCAGGGGTTCATCTCCTTGTATATTAACAAAGACATCTCCTTCGATATCTTTAATTGCCTTTGCACACCTATCTGTTCCAGTAAAACAATCACCATTAACAATCAAACACTCCATGCGCATGGATAAACAGAAGTCATAAATATCACTATTATCAGTTAACACTATAACACTAGCTAGTGATTTTGACTGCATAGACTGATTGTATACTCGTTGAATCATGGGAATTCCTGAAATCATGGCCAGTGGTTTCCCTTCAAACCTACTTGAATGATATCTTGCTGGAATTAATCCAACAACTTTAGTAGTTCTATCGGATTCTGTATACTCTTTTCGCATTTTACATTACCATATCCATAACTTGCATGGACAAAATCTATCCCAGCTCTCTCAGCTGCTTGTCTATCAACGTCCATATCACCAACATAAAGTGTATCACTTGGGTCAACATTGCAGAATGCACAAGTGTAAAGTAGTTGGTCAGGTGAAGGTTTACCTCTCAGTCCATGTTTAGGAGAACAGACATAATCAAACTTTGCAATTTTTTCTAGTATTTTGTTTGTTCTATCTATATCTTTAGAGGTGCAGATTGCAATCTTATGTCGTTTTACGACTGTAAGTGCAACAAGTAGTTCATGGACACCTTCAAATATCTTAATTTGGTCTAATAGTTCAATAGAACTGGTGTCATATGTCTTTTTTATCGTAGAAGTGTATTCTATACCCAAATCTTCTATGATATCTCTAAAAGGACGACCAATTCTCTTCTCATATTCCTCAAATGGAACACTTATATCGTGTATTTGACACGTTTTTTCCCACGACAGTCTCATATTTGATATAGAATCTATCAAAACTCCGTCTAAATCGAACATTATTAACTTTTTCATTTTACTAAGTGGTCTTCCGTCAATATTCTGAAACCATATTTTCTATCTTTGCAGTATTCACTTGCAGCCTTGAACTTTGCTTGGTTGACAACATAGGTTGCAACTTCATTTAAGTATCTTTTGGTTCTTCTTATGGGTTCCTTTGGTGGTTTTAGTTGTTTCTTTGGTTTAACTTCTATGATTTCTCGTATAGATTGACCTTTTGCATTCACATACTTTATATAGAAGTCGGGAAAGTATCTATGAACCTTTTTATCTACAGGTGAACGATAAGGAATGATTATTTCTTCACTTCCCCACTCAATGATACTAGGATTATTGTCACAATAAACCATAAATCGTCTTTCCCATAAGGAACGATAGATAATCTTTGTTGGGTCGCCTCTATATTTTTTATAGTTCTTTGGTTTAAACTTACCACTATAACTTTTTCTAGACATAAATAACACTAGTAATCATAATTTTAAGTATTTAGGTTTAAAAATCAATGGCATCTATCAACAAACTATTAGACAAAGTAAATCAAGCAACCAGTGCAGTTAAATCTCTAAAGGGGATTAAATCTAAACTCGAAGGTAAATCATATAAAGGAACATATGATAAAGACATGCTTGCATCAGAAAAAGCAAAAGCAGAAAAATTATTAGATGACAGACGTTCATCATTACAAGCAAATCTAGATGCATCTAATCAAGCTAGACAATCTGCAAGAAAAGTTCCTCTTACAAAAACTAGAGATTTACAATATCCTCTTGAAGCATTAGACTCATATATTATCTTTACAACTAGACCAAGAAAGAAACGAGAAGGAACAAAAAGTAATGAAGGTAATAATAAAAACTTATTGTCAAGTGAGAATGTTGCAATCGCATTATATGCACCCGAAAGTATAGACCAAGATGCAGACGTTAGTTGGTCAACAATGGAAATTAGTGCAAACAAAAGAAATCTAATCAATACCTTTAAAGGTGAAACAGGTTTTGGCCAAGCATTAGAAGAATTATTTCAAAGTGGATTAAATAAAATAGCTAATACTGCAACTGGTGGAATATCAAATTTCATTGGAGGTAAAGCAAAAAACCCTATGGAAGAACAAGTGTTCGAAGGTGTTTCCTTTAGAGACCATTCTTTTGATTATGAGTTCTATCCTAAAAGTAAAGACGAAGCTAAAATGGTAGAAGACATATGTTGGTCATTTAAAACTGCAATGTTGCCAGACACTTATGGTGCAGCTGAATCAGACGGAGCTGCAGAATCTTATTTCAATTATCCTAACATTTTTGATATTACTTATGAAGGACTCATTGAAAAGAGATTTGAGGATTTTTTACCTTGTGTATTGACAAGTGTAAGTGTTAATCATTCAACAAAAATGTTTGAAGATGGATATCCTGTTGCAACTGAATTGTCTTTATCATTTACAGAAATCAAACTCCTTACACAGGAAAACTATCAGACTATATCTAAAGCAAGTCCTGACAAATTTAGTAAAGAACAAAGAGACTTAGGTGAGGGTAGTGCCTCATTACTAGACCAACGAACAGGTGGATAACAATGGCGACTAAATTTTTTAAAAACTTTCCCGATATACAATACACTTTAGATAGTGGACGGGTTATTAATATTAAAGACTTCTTTAGAAAGTCTAAAGTAGACCAATCTGCAGTTAACAGTGTAATAGAATATGAATACTTTGAACTACAGGAAGGAGATAGACCTGATGTAGTTGCAACCAATCTTTATGGTGATTCAGATTTACACTGGACGTTCTTTCTAGTTAATGATTGGAACAACTACTATGAGTGGTGGAAAGACAATAGAAGTTTTGACCAATATATTAAGACCAACTATGGTGGTAAGTTTCTAACTGCACATCAGAAATCAGATATCGTAAGTGCAACAGGTAAGTTTCTTCTAGGGGAATCTGTATCTTGTTTAAGAGATAGTGTTCTTCATAAAGGAACAATAACAAGTGTAGAACCTCAGTGGTCAAGAATAGGTATAGAGAGTGGTGACTTTAGACAAGATGATGTTATCACGGGTAATATCAGTGGTCACACTATGACCATTAAAAATTCTATTAATCAAACAGACGGAACTGCATACTATTATGATGTAAATGGAAACAAATCAAATACCTTTGTTAATGGTATGTATGAAAAAACAATATATGATAGTGAATGGGAAAAGAACGAAAAGAATAGAAGTATCAAAATTATTAAACCACAATATATCAGAAGGGTAGTATCAGAGTTCGGTAAAGTAATGTCATCATGAGCAACTTAAAAGCAGGTGAGTTTTCGGTTGAGGCACTAGCGATTGTTAACCAAGAAGGTGATTCAATTGACGTGACCGACCTAACATTGGGAGTAGAACTCTTTGAGTCTATCTATAATAAATTCTGCACGGGTAATATAACTCTTTTAGACGGACTTAATCTTTTAACTAACTATCGTTTTACTGGACAAGAATACATTCGTGTTTCAATCAAACAGAAAGAAGGTCTTAATCAAGAACCCGAAAAGAAATTCACTATCGACAAAACATTTAGAATCTATAAAGTATCAGATGTCAAAAGAGCAAGAGAGGGAACTCAAGTATATAAATTAAGTTTTTGTGACCCAAGAATGTTCTTTGTAAGAAGAAAAAGAATGAGTAAGGTTATGAGAGGTTCTTATGACAGAATGTTGCAGAATGCATTGATAGAAGAAGCCAACCTTAAACCTTCAGAGTTCGATTGGTTTGAGGAAACTGAACCTAAGAATCTACAATTCATATGTCCCAATTGGACAGTTGGAAGTTTTGTTGATTACGTTGTTGCAGAATCTAATATAGGTGAAAATGCAGAATGGAAGAATGGTATGTTTTTCTTCCAAACACTAAATGGTGGTTTTAGATTTAGTTCTATTGACACTATGTTTAGTAGAGAATTTCCAATAGAGTTTTCATACAAACCAAGAAGTGGTGATTTAGAAACCGAAGACATTGATTTAAATGCAGCTGGTGGTTTAAACTCTATGATTAAATCGTATTACAAACCACAACAGTTTGATACACTTAGAGGAACAGTCGGAGGTGCATATGCATCTTTACAAAAAACATACGACCCAGTTAAGAAACAAGAATTAGATTTTGTGTATGACTTAGACGAAACAATGAAACGTGGTAAACACCTATCAGGATTTCCTTTAATTAGAACTGGTGATTATGAAAAAACACTTACAACCGAGAACATGATTGAAAGAACTAAGTCTCCTTCCGTGACAGAGATTGATATTGATTTATCACCAAATAAAGAATACGAAAGTCTTGTCATTTATGATAACACTACAACACACCAATTCGATAATGAGACAACTGTTAGTTCACCTGAATCATTTTCAGGTTTAAAATATGTTGATAATGCAAAATTAGAAAGACGTGCATTACTTGAGATATTACAACAACATAAAATTATTGTCACTATACCAATGAGAACAGACTTAACTGTAGGGAACGTAATTAAACTTTTAATTCCTCAACCCGAATCGGGAACTGGTAAAGACGATGAAGTAAATGACAACAGATATCTAATTACTGATTTATCTCTTATACTAGATATAGCAGGTAAAGAGGGTGAAATGAATTTAGAGTGTGTCAAAGAAAGTTTTGCAAAACAGATATCAGAAGCAAAACCACTAGAAGAGATTGAACCTGCGAGAGAAATATAATGAAACATTTTTTTGGAATAGTAGAAGACCGACATGACCCTTTGAAGATTGGACGTGTTCGTGTTCGTATACATGGGATTCATACAGACAACAAATTAAAGATTGCAACACCCGACTTACCATGGGCTCAAGTTATATTACCAACAACCTCTGCTGGTCTTTCGGGAATGGGAATGCAACATGGTCTAGTAGAAGGTTCAACAGTCTTTGGATATTTTAGAGATGGTGAAGCATGTCAAGACCCAGTTGTCTTAGGTGTATCTACAGGTGTTCCACAATCAGGATATAGAGTTGATGCATTAGGTAATCAACAAACAAGAAGTGTAGATAAAGGATTCAATGACCCACGTAGATTAACACTAGCAGACTATGACGGAACACCTGATGTTGCAAATCCTGAACAGGATTCTCGTAGACCACATGGTTTAACAAGTGCAATTGATTCACAACCAAAGTCACCAAAAGAAATAACAATCAATTATGATGCAACGGGTTCAACAATTACAGAGGTTGAAGCAACAGAAGATATGCTACCATGGTATCCATTATACACTGAAGAATCAGATGTGTCAAGTATTGCACGTGGTGATTCTGTATTAGATAAGAAGATTGAGATAGAAGGACACACTTTCCCCGACTCAGTTGCAGAACCAGTATATCCATATAACAAAGTGTATCAATCAGAGTCGGGTCATGTTATTGAAGTGGACGATACACTTGGTAAAGAAAGACTTTCAACTTATCATAGGTCAGGAACGTTTCAGGAGGTTCACCCTGATGGAAGTGTAGTGCAACGAATCGTAAATGATAATTATCAGATAGTTGCAAAGGACGATAAAATTTATATAGCTGGTAATGCAGACTTAACAGTAGAGAAAGGAAACGTGACAATCAATGTTAACACTGGTAATGTAGATATGAAAGTGTTAAAAGGTAATGTCACCTCAGAGATTACAGAAGGAAATCTAAAAGCAGATATCCTCAAAGGAACAACAGACGTATTATCAGAAGGTAAGATTACAATCACTGGTAATAACACAACAGAAATTATATCAGACACAACAATTACTGGAACACTAACAGTGTCAGACGCAACCACATTACAATCGACATTAGATGTCACTGGTAAACAGACAAATTCAAGTAGTATTACTGCAAGTGGAGAGGTCAAAGGTAAGGGTGTTAAACTTTCAACTCATAAACATACAATTGCTTCAGGTTCTTCTGCTGGAAAGACAAAGAAACCTGATTAGTTTGTATAAATAGATATATGGTAGATTTAGTAAATAACGGAAAAACAGTTGCAACGAAGGATATCTATTCCGATTTAGATATCTTCTTTCGTAAACACCCTATTACAGGTGACGTTGTAAGAAAAACCGATACAGATGCAATCAAAAGGTCAGTTAGGAATATTGTCTTAACTAATAAATTTGAAAGACCTTTTAAACCAAACTTTGGTGGTTCAATCAGAAACTTATTATTCGAATTGAATACTGATAGACAAATAAACAGAATGAAAATAACACTTGCAAAGGAAATAGAGATTTTAGAACCTCGTGTCAATAATGTTCAAGTTGCATTATCAAATCAAGATAATAACAAACTGGACATGACTATCTTTTACAACATAACTAATGGTTCTCCTAATCAAGAGATAGAAATAAACGTTTCAAGGACACGATAATGGCAGTAAAAAGTTCACAATTAAACATAACCGATTTAGACTTTGAGAATATATCAGATAACTTAAAGAACTATCTTAAAGGACAAGACCAATTTAAAGATTATAACTTTGAAGGTTCAAGTATGTCAGTTCTTATTGACTTACTTGCATACTCATCACACATTGGTGCAATCAACACCAACATTGCAGCCTCAGAACTCTTTTTAGATTCTGCTCAAATCAGAAAGAACGTTGTATCACGTGCAAAGGATTTAGGATTTGTTCCTTCTTCCGAAGCCTGTTCAACTGCAATAATAAACCTTGAAATGAAACAAGTAAGAAATGCAGACGGAACTTCCCCGACAACTACTGAAATGCAACTTCCACGTGGAACTACTTTTGTGACAGTGTATGACGGAAGTTCATATAACTTTGTAGTCACAACAACAAAGAGACCAACTCAAAACGGAACTTCATATAATTATAATGACGTAAGTATTGTTCAGGGGACTTATGCAACTGATTCATTTATCTTTGATAATCAACTTGCAAACCCTAAATTCGTTTTATCAAATGAAAGAGTAGACAAAGGTAAGATGATTGTTTCAGTCACCAGTGGTGGTGCAACAGAAACATACACACTTTCTACAGGTATTTCAAATATCACTACAACCTCTACTGTATATTATGCACAAGAGAATGAAGAAGGTTATATTGAAATATACTTTGGTGACGGGACATTAGGTAAGTCATTATTAGACGGAGACGTTATAGATGTGACTTATATTATAGTTGACCAAGACCATGCAAATGGTGCTAGTCAATTTGCACTTAACGGAGTTGTAAACGGATTCACAAACCATGCAGTGACTAACGTTTCACCAGCAAGTGGTGGTGCAGAAAAAGAAAGTATAGAATCAATTAAGTTTAAAGCAACAAAATTCTATACATCACAAAACAGATTAGTCACATTAAACGACTATAAAGCAAAGGTGCAAGAGTATTATCCAAATGCAGACGCCGTTGCAGTATGGGGTGGAGAAGATAATGACCCACCCGAATATGGTAAAGTGTTCGTTGCACTTAAACCACAAAATTCAGATTATCTATCAGATACAGAAAAATCATTGGTCACAAAAAAGTTAAACGATTTAAATATGTTAACTGTTAGACCTAAGATAATTGATGCAGAGATTGTTAAGATTCTAATTACATGTGTATTCAAATACAATGAGAGTGCAACGGACTTATCAATAGGTGAATTGGAAGCAATCGTAAACACTGCAATTCAAAAGTTTGATACAGATAATCTACAAAACTTCGATTCTATTTTTAGACATTCTAATCTACTTAAATCAGTAGACGACTCTAACACTGCAGTTCTATCTAATACATGTAATATTAGATTAAGAAAAAATAATGCAATTAAAGTAGGGGAAACAAAAGGATATAATGTTCTTTTTGGTAATCAACTTTATAATCCACATACTGGTCACAACATGGACTCGGGTGGAATTACAACAACAACAGGTTTTTATGTCCAAGGTGACTCAGTCAATATCAATTATTTTGATGATGACGGAAAAGGTAATTTAAGAAGATATTACCTATCAGGGTCAACTAGACTTTATCAGGATAGTGCAGCTGGAACAGTTGACTATTCTACAGGAAAGATTACAATCAATGCCATTAATATTACCTCAACAGTTAATACTAATTCATCGATTGACTTCACAGTTATCCCTTCGGGAAATGATGTCGTTGCAACTAGAGGTAATCTAGTAGACATTTCTTCTGAAGATATTAAGGTGACAGGTGAAGTAGACACCATTAGTAGTGGTGAAAGCAGTGCTGGTGTAGGGTATACTTCTACCTCAACCAGTTCATATTAATAACACATGAAACAAGTGGTCGGGAGTCCCCCGAGTAGTTTCCCATTTAATTGGATTATAGGAGGAAAATTAAAATGGCAGATAAGAAGATAAGCGCATTAACACAGGTATCTGATACAGATATAGGTGCTGATGATTTACTACACATAGTAGATAACCCAGGCGGAACACCCGTCAACAAAAAAATGACCATAGGTCAGTTATTCGAAAATATCCCAACTCATTTAGCAGTTGACGATATAACAGCTTTAACTGCAACTGCGTCTAACCTTGCATCATCTTTTGCAAGTGAAATCACACTGACAGGTTCAACTGCAGTTGAGTTTACTTTAGATGACGGAACAGACGTTGGTCAGATTAAAGTAATTTACAAGACAGATAGTTCTACTGCAAATGCAGAAGTGACAGTATCATCTTGGGGTTATTCAACAGATACAACAGACCAAATCATTCTTAATGGACAAGGTGATGCAGTTATTTGTATTTGGAATGGTTCAAATTGGTTCCCAATTTCAAACCTAGGTGCTACATTAAGCTAAGATTATGTCAAACTCTGATTTTAAGATAGAAAAACTAAGTGATAGACTAGTAGGTCTTTTGCCTGATTACATTCAGCAAGAAGCTCCAGTTTTTGAACTATTCTTAAAATCATACTTCGAGTATCTAGAAAGTGAGATTATAACACTTTCTTCAGAGAGTGAACTAGACGGAATCTTGATGGAAGACAGTTTGGGGTCTGTATTAGTAGAACCCCAAACTGTTCGACCATCTCCTGATGCAGAGTCATCAAAATTAATTTATGAGTCAACTGGTGCAAACCCAACTGCTACTGCAGACCCATGGAAGGTCGGTGAGTATGTTGTGGGTTCGCAATCAAAATCAGTTGCAAAAATAACTTCCTTAAATGGATTACAGGTATATGTCAATACCATACACGGAAGAGGTTTCTCAACAGGAGAAACAATTACAGGTAGAGAATCAAAACAGACTGGTGTAGTTGGTGGTTATAAAGAAAATACTATCATTGCAAACAACAAGATTTTAGACTACTCAGATATAGACAGAACGTCTGAAGATTTTTTACAACACTTCCAAACAGATTTCTTACCTTCGTTAGACCTTAAACAAACACAAAACAAAAGGTTAACAATAAAAGGTATATCAGATTTATACAAAGAAAAGGGAACTGCAGAATCATTAAAATTCTTAATGAGAATTCTTTATAACGAAGATGCAGAGATTAGATATCCCGATAACGAAACAATTTATGCATCAGAATCAGATTACTCTCAGAAGAGAAGAGTGAATATTGAAATGAGTGACTTGAGAGTTGCACCAAGTTCAACAGACAAGATAACTCAATATACTGCTACAAATAGAATACAAGCAGAGTCAATCATAGAAAATGTATTCCCAATCAATGCAGAAACAGGAGAATACTCTTTAGAGATTACTGATAACCATCAAGGAACTTTCTTAAGAGACCAACAGGTCACATTAGTAGATAGAGATGGTGTCACAACAACAACAGGGGTATTAAAAGGTATCGTTTCAGATATCGGTAGTGATTCTTCTTCTACTTATATTCAACATGACGATGACGGAGACATATTATTTGAGTCAGGTCTACCAGCACAATTTTCTAGTGCATCACTAGTCGCAGCTGGTGGAGTGTATGACGGAAGTCAAGTAAATATAGAAACTACTCATGGTGGTGGTATATTATTAGAACAATCGAATGTGGGTTCTCTATATTCTTTAAATGATTCAATAGAATTTTCAGGTGGAAAACTCAATCCTAATGCAACCATTTCTAAAACAGTTATCAATGGTCTTTTAGAAGGACAAGTTGATGAGATATTTATTGAAGATGGTGGAACAGGATATAAAGGTGGAGACCTAGTAGTATTTGAATCTAATAGTAGAGGAAGTGGTGCAGAAGCTGTGATTGGTTCCATTGGGGACGAAATCATATTAGAGGGTGCAACTGTTTGGGGTCAATATGAAATTACTGCAGCTGCTGGTCAAACAACATTTACAGGAAAAGATAATAATGGTAATTCAATTATTTTCAATGACGAGTCTGTTGAAGTTTATATAGACGGGGTTCTTAAAACACATATCACTGATTACAACCATAAAAACGATAGAGTTATTTTCGGGGTTCCATTAGGTGGTGGTGAGTTAGTTGAAATTTACACTAAGAAAATGAGATTACTTAGTGAAG